GCAAAGCCTGTCGCCGCAAAATTGTTGACATCAGTCACGCCACTAGCCGTTACACTTGCGACACCACCAACTTGAGTCAAGAATCCCGCACCTAAAAGATAACCAAGATAATTGGTGTTATAATTAGATGGTGAGCTTCCAATTGTGGATAAATCAACACGCAAGTTGACTGTACCTGTACGACGACGCACACGACTACCACTTGAGAAAACCGTATCGGGTTCTGGTGGTAAAAAGTATGATCCATCACGAGCATCGTTGCGTTCACTTGCTACGACATCACCATAAATTAAAATAGGATCACGCTCGCAGGGGATTGATACATATGACAACCCACTGTTATCAGGTAGGTTTGTGGTTGCTGATAATGAACCGAAAGCGGTTTCAACTGCAACACTTAAAGATCTATGAGTTACGCTCATGTTAAGCCTCCAAATATAAAAGATCAAAAGGAACAACTAGCAAGTGACCGATGGTCTCACCTGTGTTGTCTGTGATTTCTTCAGCACGTGCTTGTAAAGGTATCACACTGATAATACCTGTAGTATTAAATTCATATTGAGGACCTTTGATGGTATCAATGATTTTGCCTGCATCCTCATTCATCATCCTCATTCTGAATCCATGCTCCTTGGGTATAGCATAACGAATAACAGTATCAACAGATACTCTCTTCCTTCCACTTAGTCCCGCGCTTCCATCATCCATAGCCATAGTTGTAAGCTCGAAAGCAAATTGACGTTGACCCTCAAACCTCGATTGAAGTGGTGAGGTCATACCTGTTCCATCATCGATGCATACAAATCCATTATGACTGTCAGTCTTTGGATCAATAGCCTCGATCATGCTTTTCAGTTTTATCAGTGATTCAAATATTCCTCGACTCATCGTTTGCGCTTCTTTCTTAGCTTCTCAGAGATGTCAATTGATACAGCCTCAACGATTATGTCTATCTCATTATTAGTCAATCCTAGATACTCTCTATCTGCATTTACAGCATATCCATAATGTTGCACATGCTTGGTCAATCCTATTGTGAACTTGGATTCTGTTGCAGATAGTACAACGAGGTTGTTCATAAGTTGACCAGATAAGACAAGATCGACCTCAGCACTCTTCGCACGTTTATTTCGTTTGCGTGAATCGTGCTTATATTGTTGATAGCCTCCTTGATAAAACACTGATTTGCCTGTTCGTGACTTTCGTGTTCCACCCTTGGGCTTTAATCTTGCACCACGAAAAGACACATACAACGGCTTTGTCGAGTAGTCATCAAACTTTTTACCATTCGCATCGATACCCCTTGAGGTTCTTAGTTTAACACTAGCCAAAGTATTAGATGCCAACATCTTCGTGTCTTTGGCAGTCCATATGCTTGCAGGTAAGTTGAGATTTACTTTATTAGGCATAATCAGTGCCTCATCGCTCTTTTAGGTGTGAAGTCTTTATCATACTCTGTCTTAGTGTATGTCTTCCAACTTGCACGAAAGTCCGTTGACTTGCCTCCAGACTTCTCAAGATCGATCTCACCATCATCAATGACACCATCACCATCGAGGTCAAGATCAACTGACTTGAGTGCAATGTCCATTAACTCCATGCAACGATTCTTCATTGCTTCGGCAGCGTCAAGCTGTAGGTTCATCTCATATATTCGAGATGCTGTACAATACGCATGGCATAATTGGAATGACTCTGCATTGAAGATCTCATCTTCTGTCACATTAGAAGCATGTAGTCGTTCACGTAACATCAAAGATAATTCATCAAGCGATGATTCTATTTGTGGAAGAAAGTCAGCTTGTCGACGTGGCACCATGTCTGCGAGTGAAGCAAATCGATCCACCAACGAATCATGATTCAACCCTGTATCGAAAGGACGAGGAGTGACTTTGATTACCCCCTTGTCCAACTTGGATAAATTGTTTTGTCCGAGATCGACGGTGTAACTAATCAAGTATTGAAAAGTTCCTGATGTGCTTGTCACGTCGCTAGACTGTGCCTCGTAATACCACATAGCAAACTCAATGCTCGCTGATGTGGATAAATCAATCTCACGTGGTAACGGTTCAGCAAGTACAGCTGTCGTGCCCACGATACGAACGATCTTGATAGAGTACCAAGCATCACCATTCGTCTTTAAGAATGCAAGTGCTTGATCTCTTTGAAGTGCATCACTTGAAGCAATCGTCAAGGTGCGTCTATCATTACCAATCGCAGTGACAGAGATATCAGCCCTTGAGTGGTTCATGTTGGATGTAACTGTGCTTGATGCTTTGAAGGTGACCGAGGGAGTGCCGTTGATTGGTTTTGGTGCATTCCATTCGAACATATAATTTTGACTTGTTACTGCTTTACGAATCATCGCTTACCTCCTGCATTTGCTTTGTTGATATCTGCCGTTGTTGCTTTGGGTAGTTTAGCCGCTTTCATAAATCCTTTTGAGATAGGACTCCATGAGTGTCGACAGTTATATCCTCCTCCACCTGTACGCACAGGCAGACCTTGACCGTTGTTGAGTTTCTTCATCTGTGATTCGCTCACAACTTTACCAACAAGAGGACTACAAAACTTCCTTGTCAATCCATCGTCTGGACCTGTGTATAAATAAAGATTAAGTCCTGCCTCTTCAGCTATTGAAGCAGTAACGGCACGACCAAACATTGAGATCTTTGTGTTGATCTCTGTGAGCTGTCGACCTGTTGCTTGTTGCATCTTTTGAGCAAGTGAGGATATAGCGACGGAAGCAGGTACATCCAAAGTCATTGCAGTCAATGAGTCTCGTACACCATTGGCAACAGTAGGAATCACAACGTCATCGAATATTTGCTCAACGGTTGCGGTCTGCATGATGTCGAGCTTTTGTTGTATAGGTATCAACCCAAGGTCAGGCTGTACTATCTTAGCAGTGTTCTCAACAGCTTTGGATATTAAGTCAGTCTGCTCGATGAACTCATCAATAGACTGATCAAACCCTCCACGAATTATAAACTCAATCATTTGATCTCTAGGTAGAGATAACAAAGTCAATGGGTCGGTTGCTTTCACTGCATCATCTAAAGTTTTTAAAAATCTAGTTCTCGATTTTGCGAGGACTGATTTCATTTGCTTCTCTGCTTTGATCAAAGTCTTAAGTTCTTTGATCTTGGATTTTGTTAATTGTGCGACTTCTCCTGATTGACCTTTGAGTTGTTTCGAAAGATCTTCAACGGCACGTTTGTCCGCATCTTTTTCAGCTAGTAAGTTTACTTCGTGGTTGTCGCACATGTCATCCCTTTAGAGTGTATTACACTAAGCAGTCAGTAAGGATGTATCCAAGTGTTGAGTCAATAGCTTTGAACTGTTGAACTTCTTCAGCATAAACATATCGACGAGTTGAATCTAGTGAATCATATTGACCCGCAACCATTCCACCAAAATCGAAGTTCAAAGCAGCCACAGGCATACCCTTCACATTACCACTTTTTTGAACGATCGCATCAGCACCTTTGAGGATACCCATGAAGATTGTCTCAGTATTCCAAATTTGTGACTCACTTGAAGTCGCACCAGGTACAGCAGTCTCACGACGAGCTTCACCAACATAGATGTTAGGAATGCCTAAGATGTCACGCAATACGGTTTTTACTGCTTCATCATTCATGATCATGCTACCACCCGACGCAAGTCCTTGAGCAGCAGTTCCCGCATATCCTCTTACTTCTGGATTACGAGCTAGTGCACGAAATACACCACGACCAAAAACGAGAGTATCTGCATTGATGCCATGAGCTGCCGCGAATACTAGGTCCTTGAGTTTGTCAAGTCCTGTCAATCCGTCAGTACCCGCCGCATCAACTTTGCCACCCATAACATTTGTACAAGTGTCATTTGAGAATGATCCTGTATCAAAGATCAGATCAGCAGCTCTTTTTTCTTTTGCTAACATCATTACACGGCGAACCTTGCGAGCGATGCGAGCTTCTTCACCACCTGGATATTGACTATCGATGATGTCTTCCATTGCAATGCTATCTTGTGCAGAAAAGATCTTTGCTTTAAAAGTAAGATTTGTACGATCAAAGCTTCCAATGTTTGCACGACCTGCACCAGGAGCACGCTCAAGGTCTAGACCTACACCTGCGCCCATGAAGTTACGAGAGTTCTCTAAAAGAAATGTTCCACTTCTCTCAGGTACTTTCACGCTTTCAAAGATTTGATTTGCAATCAGTTGATTGTCACTTGGCACTACTTCAGAGACTAGGCTTGTGAGTATCTGATCGACTGGATGAATTGTACTATATGAACTAGCCATCTATAAGCTCCTTAAGGAATCAAGTTGTTTGGGCCTGTGAAAACGATTGAGAATTGATCGTTTGCCGCCGCACTTGTTTGGTTGATGTTAGGAATGATACGACCAATTGCATAGTTGCCACTTGTCGCATGTGTTAGCAGTTTGCCTGCTGTTGTAGCCATTACTAGTGACGCAGTGTTGAAAGTGATTGAACCACCTGCAATAACACGAGATACACCACTGATGATAACGTCAACAGGTTCACCCGCTGAAGCACCACGTTGAGCTACACCGACACAAGCTTTGTCTGTTGCTGCTGTAGTCACTGCAACCTTGCCGTTGCCATCGATTGAAACAAGTGCAAACTCAGTGATTGTGCCTGCTGCGATAAATGATTGTACTATATTGTTAGCCATGATTATCCTCCGAATGCTTGACGATAAAAGTCTGGTTGTTGTTCACGGAACAAGCTCAATGCGTCGCTGTATCCGATTTTCTTTTCTTCAGCTAAGGCACGAACTTTTTGATCAAGTGTTCCTTTGCTAATCTCTTGACCGCTTGCACCATGTCCAACTTCTTCCAATGGTACACTTGAGTTCAAAGGACGCTCGCTGAACATGTTCCAAAATTCTGGTTGTAGTTCACGAATGTTCCAAGCTTTAGAAGCAACGTCTTTCTCTGCAACACTGATCTTGCCTTCACGAAGTAAAGAACTAACAGCCTCATCACATTTGATTTGAGTGTTCTCTGCTTCAAGCTTCTTGACAGACTCACGAAGTGCTTGAACTTCATTTAACAAAGCAACGTCTTGACGGAAGTTCTCACTCATTTTATTGTGATCCTTCTTGTCGTCTTCCATCATTTTGTTCTTATCTTCGTCGTCTTCTTTTTCGGCTTTCTTCTCACTGTCGTCATAATGCTCTTTTTTCTTTTCAGCATCATCATGTTCAGCGTTCATCGTTGCATCTTGTTCGTCTTTCATTTCCTTGAGTTTTTCTTCAAGTTCTTTGACGAGTTCATCTTTTGCCGCAAGCTTGGCTTGTAGCTCTTTGACTTGTTCTTCCATAAGGTCCTCGCTTAGTGTGATACGGTCAATTTTGTTGTGTGATTGTGCGGGACGAGGAGTCAATGTGATAGCGAGCAATTGAGCATCGCCAACCTTATCACCTCCGTCCCTCGTGAATATCTCGCCGTGGATATATTCTGGTGAACTCCAAAGGATTCCTCCAGACTTCTCAACGACCTTTAAGCCTTCTTCGTTATAAGCAGGTACAGCGTAAAGCCCATCGTCTTTCACTTCGAGATCTATTATCATTCCAAGTGCAATACCTGACTCAGGAGGAGCAGGTGACTTTCCTTGGAAAGGTGAGGTCGCATGTTGCCAATCAATAATGACAGGATCATTGACCTTGCGTTCATTGAATACTCGAACAAGTTCATTGAGGAGATCAGTGTTGATCTCCTTACCAATAGCGTCCCCACTCATGCGAGAACTGACTTGTCCCAATGACAATGTTTTAAATGTTTTACCAATGGTCAAGCCTTCAGGGACATCATACTCATTGAGTGCGTTCACTTGGATTGCTTCACCATAAGCACGTAGTTTTTGATTCTTCTCATCGACTGACTTCATTTGTTTTACTACCTTTCGAGCAAAAGCAAAGCCTGCATCACCACCCCAGCCATCCCAAGCTTGTCGACCCTTGCCATACTCATCCCACGTCGATCCTTTTTTATCGACCTCATGACGTGTGAAGTATGCAAGCATACGCTTGACGGTTTCTGGTGATAGTGTCTTGCCGTTTGCTAAATCACGAGCACGAGCTATGCCAACGGCGGTCATGCCTCTTTGGCTTGGTGGCTTTTCTGCACGTCGCTTGAGTGCTCGTTTTGCCGCAGTGATTGCACCTTGAGGAGGTTTGAAATCAATGTGCGAGTACTTCTTTGGTGCTAGTGTGCTAACTTCTGATAGCTCACTTTTCTTGTCGCTCTTTTGAGGATGACCACTAGGTAACAAATCAAGATCAGTGTTATATGCTTTCTTGCGTTCACCTGTACCAACCAATTTGAGAAAAGCATTAACACGAGCTAATGCCCATTGATCTCGACTTGTTACTTTTGGTCTGTGTGACACACTGAATGCACCTGCACCGCGACGATATACAGCTTTGAGCATACCGAGATCGACACGCTTTGATTTAGCTTTGTACTTATCGTTGTGCTCATCCTTCTTATTCTTGAGAGTCTTCTCAATTTTTTGGGATACTTCTATCTTGCCACGTGATCCACCTGCTGAACCTTTGGGATTCTTTTTACTCCCAACGATTTGATCTTTTTTAGGAGCAGGTGTTTGAGCTTTGGTTCGCTTTGATTTTAGTTTGATTTTACTTACCATCTCGACGCCTCCGAATGAGCTGCTCTGCTAACATTGCCGCACCACCTCCCGCACCTCTTGAGCTTGCGGCTCTTTCAAGTGCTGAACGTTGTGCATCTTCTGGCAAGTCACCTGCACCAAGTCGTTCACGTATCGCTCGCTCAAGCTCATCGTCGGGAGTCAATAATCCAAACTGAACTAGAGGTCCTAGCATACCCATTGACGCCGCGAGGTCATCAGTATCTAAACCACTGTGAGTGAGCTTAGGCAGTTTGGATGGATCAACAGCTCCATAGTTGAAACGAATCAATCGTCCTATTGTTCCACCACCTCGACGGTCTGGTCCACTCACTTGACCTGCGACAATATCACATAGGTTGATAGCAGCTCGACGAAATACTGATAGATGTATTTCACCCACAGACCTTGACCCTGTGTCACTTATCCCAAGGTTAGCAAATTGAGCAAGGAAAGCTTGACTGATTTGATTATCACATTCTTTGATTATGTCGAGTGGACCTTGTGAATATAAGTATGGAGTTGTTGAATAACTATCAAACTTAACAGCAGCATTCTCAACGAGATACTGTTGTTCTGTTGCGAGAAAAGCTTGTGCTTGTTCTTCAGCCTCATTCACCATCGCATCAATATCGCCATCTGTTAAACCTTGAAGTTCAGCAACCGAGCGATCAACTGTTACCTTGGGGGTAGGAATCGCCCAACGATCAACACCAACACACATCAAATTAGCAACACGTTGCTTTGTCTTCCACCACCACCAAACAGGACGGAGCATTCCAATACCCTCGAAGTTTGAACCTGTACGATTCAAGGTGAGGAGGAGGAGCTTACTCGCAGGGATAGGCTTTGGAACCTTTCCAATACCTATGACATTTTGAACAATACCATCAAGGTGCTGACCATCACGAGACAACCACTCGTTATGTGCTGATGGTTCACGGTCTGCATAGTAGTCAAGCCATATCCTCGTATTACCTTGAGAGTCGAGTCCTACCTTGTAGACTTCCTCAGCATATCGATATCCAATAGTAACATACTCGAACAGATAGCCGAGTTGTTCCTCCCAAGATATTGACATGTGTCCTGATTGTCCATCGAATCCATATGCCTCATTTGCATATCGTGCAAACTCTTCAGCACTTGGATCACCTTCGATGCCAGGTTCAAATCTCCATGTTGCAGACAATAAAGTTTGTCTTAACATGTGCCATGATCGACGTACGACAGGATCAGTCCTAAGCATCTCCTCAGCT